AGTAGCAATATCTTGTACGCCCATTTCTTTAAAAGCAGTTAGTTTATGCGCACCATCTAGTACATTGCCTTGAGCATCAACTACTACCGGATCGATCTTATCGCCGTTTCTAATTTGCTCTTTAACTATATTTACTTGTTGTTGGCTAATCTGACCTTTAGCATATTCAGGAATCTCTAGATCATTAATATTCTTAACACCGCCTACTTTACCACCAATAGATTCAGCATAAACTTTAGGATCTACAAAATTAGCTTTAGGCTTTTCATTATTAACAAATTCAAAACCAAGCGCTTCAGGATCTTCACCATTTTCTATTTTCTTTATTTGTTCAGCAAAATCAGCTAATTTCTTTTTATCATCCTCATTAATGTTTTCACTTACACTAGCATTTTGAATAACACTACCTAGACCACCTCCAACAATTGCGCCAATAAAGAAAGTTTTAGCAAGTTGATCAGGATTTAGATCTTCTTTTTTTGATACTGCTTGTAATCCATCTTGGAAAGCTTCTTGACTACCTTCTGCTAAAGCAGTAGTAAACATTCTCTTTAAACCCTCTGAATCACCAAATAAACCAACTTTATCACTAATCATGTTATAGATAATGTTGCCTGCAAATACTCTACTAGCAGCTAGATCAGCTTCTTCTCTAGGTAATCCTGAATCAAGCATACTTACATAAGTATTACCACTCTCAGTAGCAGCTTCCATAGTTGCAGAAGCAGTTACACCAAACATAGTAGCAATCTTAGGAGAAATTGTAGCTAACCTAGATGTAGCACTTGCAACACCTGCACCAGGAATATAAAAAGCTAGAGTAGAACCTGTACCCTGTAAAATCTCATCTGCAAGATTAGGGTTATTAGGTGCTACCTCTTTAGCCCATTCATTTAATTTATTAGCAGTTTTTTCACTAAATTGAGAAGTAGATTCTGCACCGGCTACATCAGAGCGCCATTTAATAAAATCAGCTACACCTTCAAAAGCTCCTAGAAAACCTGCTGCTAAATCACTAGATATTCTACCTAAAGCCAAACCATTAATTAAAGTTTCTTTCTTTCGTCTTTCTTCAGGAGGTAATGCTAAAGTTTCATTAATTTGATTAAGTGTATCTTGAGTATTTTTTATTCTGTAATTATCTATAGAAGATTTGTTTTGTTTAGACTGTAGTTTTTTAAGATCAGCTTCAAAGTCTTGCTTAACAGTATTAAGCATACCAACTGAGCTATAATCACGAATTTGGTCATAATCTAAAGCCTGATAGTCTGGAATATTATTATCAAGTTTATATACTTTTTGTTTTTCAGATTCTTGAGCAATAACATCTTTAATTTTATTTAAAGTATTTTTACCAAGATTAGCTAAATATTGAGGAGTATTAGTAATATTCTCAGGAATAGTAGCAACATAATCCTTAACTTTATTACCAAAAGCAGGTAATTCACCTGTACTAATACCAAAAAATTTACTAGCTTTATCTAATAAGCTAGTTTTAGCTTGTTGAATCGGCTGACTTTGTATTGGAGTTAAAGGAGGTAATTCAACTCTACTAGTACCTTGAGCAGCAAATACTTGTTTTCTTTTAGTTTCAAAATTAGGATCAATAAACTTACTTGTTCTAGTAGGCTGAGAGATAGTAGGTGCTTGCTGATTAGAAGTTCCGGCTATGATGCTTTTTCTTCTAGCCTCAAGTAATGGATCTGAAAAAGCCATAATTATTCTCCTGAATATTGAGTAACTCCTAACGCCGCTAATTCATTAGATGTTTCTTTTGCAGGACCATTAGGACTCGTTGCATTGTAGATCTGAATTATTTGATTAAGATCTAGTAAGCCTGAGTAAACTTGAAAGACTTGTCTTACCCCTGCACCAGTTTCAATATCCGACTTCAAACTATTTATATAATAATTTTTAATCTCACTCTCAGTAGCTTTACTACCTCCTGTATTTTGAGCATTACCAATTTTACCTAAAGAAGTTTGACCAACAATTGCGCCAGTATTTTGATCTACTACAGTAACTGTAACATTACCAGAATCATCAGTTGATTGAATAACTGTAGGCTTAATCTCTGCAGCCTGTGAAGCAGCTACTAAAGCAGAAATAGTATCAGCGCTCATACCGGTCCTAGCAGCAAAATCAGCAACATTTATGTTACTCATATCTGCATTACTTGAGATTAAAGTATTGAGTTCAGCAACCGCATCAGCAGCAGCTTGTCTATCTATCTGGTATTGTTGAGTACTTAGATTTGTCTTAGTAGTAAGTTGAGCATTAGCCTCATCAATCTTAGCTTGAGATAATGCTTGTTCACGCTCTAAATTACTAATATCAGCTTGCGCTTGTTCTTCCAATCTTCTTAATTTTCCTGTTCTAGTAGCTTCAGCATAAAAAGGATTTTCATTAATAACTGCAGAAGCTTCAGCTAAACGCTCTCTTCTAGCAGTAATCTCATCTTGTTTAGCTTGGACCTCTGCCTTTAAAGTATCTATACCAAGATCTTTATAAAGTTTGTCATAAGTTTCAGTAACATTATAAGAAGATCCTGCGCCACTACCTGCAGACACACCGCCACCAAGAGTAGAACCTCCGCCACCTCCTGCAGTAGTAACACCAGTACTTTTTTTGGTAGCACTAGTAGCTTTAACATTAGAACCTTTTAGATAATCATTAAATTCTTGAGTAGTTTTACCCTGAGCTGCAGCAGACTGAGCATTAACCTCATCAGAAATCATTGAACCTTTAGCTGCAGGATTGTTGGCTGACCATGCTTGACCACGAACATCACCAAATGTTTTAGTAGCAGCATCATAGTTATAGCCGTCATACCATCCATTATCTTGTAGGTTAGTTTCTTTTATTCCTAGCTCTGCTGCTGTTTTTGGCATCTTATTTAATTCCTATGATAAGTAAAGTTTCCTACTGAAGCTTGAGATTGACCATCTGGAAAGAAATTAGGTACATTAAAGAAAGGTGCATCTTTTCTTTGAAAACTAGCTTTACGAGCTTGAATATTATCCCAACCAATCGCTAATATTTCTTTTGCACGATTCTCTTCTTTGTCTGCATCAGCCTGTTTATTCTTACTAGATAGTAAATTAGCCTTAGCCTTACGCATGACTGCTTCATTAAGTGAAGCCTCTGAATTAGAGAAGATTGTTAAACCATCAGGAAAAACTAAAGCAGCAGCTTGAATAACACCCCAAATATAAACTACTTTTCCAGATGCAGGAGTTGGATTAATAAAGTATTGTCTGCCATAAACTGCAGCAAGAAGCTCATCAGTATTATTAGGATTGTTTCTTTTATATTCTAGCCAATCATGAAAATCAATTAATTTATATTCTTTATCATCAATTACTACTTTAGTTAAATAATCAGATCTATATTGACTTGGCAAATCAAAGTAATAATCGCCTGTCGCTGTAGTGTAGCTAGATTTTTCTAGGACCGGAAAAGGATATTGATCAGTACACCAAAGATAAGCATTTTTAATTTCATCTTGAAGTGAAGCATCAGCAAAAACAATAGAGCTTGAAACCATTTGTAATTGTCTTTTTAGTGTTGCTTGAATCTCGCCTGTAGTATTCATGATTTAATCTCCTCACCATTTAATTGTTTAATAGAAAGTTTAATTTGCTGTATTGCGCCTTCAATTCTTAACATGGCATCTCTAGCTTGATCAGCTTTAGTATTAAACTCAAGATATTCTTTTTTCTTAATAGTAAAATTCAGCTCCAAATCTTTAACGGTTTTCTGTAGAAGTTTTAAAGCATGATTTGACTTTTCCGACATAGTATAATCTTATCACTTTTTTGACTAGGTAGCCAATTCATCTATATAAATATAATAATAAACTTCACAAGCATCTGTAGTCATAATTTTTACATTAGTTGCATCGACTTCTATTTGTCCATTAGTAGTATCAGCATCAGGATCTTGTATTTCTCCAGGTATAAATCTAGGAATTTTATATCTTTTAACACTAGAAATACTTTTAAAAAAAGCTCTAGCACAAGGTTTATAACTTAATCCATGAGCGATGTTATATACAACTCCGGCTGTAGTAGTAATTTTTCCTTGAGCAATAATCTTATACTCTCTTTTTCTAGTAGTAAAATAAAGTTGTGCTTCAGTAGCAGTCAAAACATCATAGCCAGGATAACTAATTTTCATACCATAACTATCAACTGCAGGAAAAGTAGGCGCTGCTACTGACTTAGGAGTAGGAGTAAAATTAGGTTCAGGACCAACTCTCCAATCAAGAAAAGATCTTTTTGAATCATCTAATTCATCATATAAATAACCACCCGAATCAGCAGTTGAAGTACCATTATCTTCAATAATAAAACCAATAGAATTACCAGGATTCCAACCAGATCTAGAAACAATTTCTTCAATAATATTGCCTACACCAATTGTAAAATATTCACCTGTATTTCCATTCCAATTATGAGTATTTGAAGCTGTAGTTTTTGTTCTACCAAGAGGATAACTAGTAAAATCAGAAGTATTATCTTCATCTATGCCCCAAGCTTTAATAAATATTTCTTTATTACCTATTTTTTCTTGAGCATAAAGGTGAATACCTGCATTTATACCTACAGAATCTTTAGGTATTTGTACATTTTGAAATCTAATAGCGCCGGTTAATTTTCTACTTGTCGCATAACTATAACCAACATGGAAACGACCAGTTCCACTAAGACCACCACCACCTTCAAACTGATAAAAAATATCATTTCCATTATCAACCGGTAATATTATTTCATTCGCCATAGTTTAACCCTGCTAAGTTTTCTGCAAAAGGTATTACTCTTACAGTTATTGTTTGAGCATCAAAAGTTCTATTAACATAATCATCAGGCACTACCCATGCAGATACTCTTCTAAATGTAACTCTAATTCTAGTTGCATCACACCAAGCACTAACTTCATAAACAACATCATTATAATAAAGAATACCCGAATCATAAAATAAATCATTTTCACTATAAGGAATTTCTCTTAAAACACTTCCTGAAGGTATAAAATAAGCTTGAAAATAAGGCGCATAACCAAGACCATGAAGAAAGTCTACATAACTAGCTTCTTCAACATATTGATCAGTTAAACTAGCAAACATAATAGGTAAAGTTAAAGTCTCTTCTTTTATACTTTCCTTAAAATACTGCATACTTTTGTACTTGCTAGATGCGCTCATTTGATACTCTTGACCAGTTTTAACATCAACACCGGCAATCGATGCTTTTAATCCATAATCATTAGTCAAAGCAATATTAGAAGTAGATGCAAACTCCTGAATTGGATCTACATATAGGTAATATTTAGCAGTAATTGTTTGACCTTTAAATACACCAACTGATCTAATATAAATATTACTAGCATCTGAATAAGCAAATAATCCACCTGCTTCATTTTGATTAAACCATGCATTAGGACCACCAATAGGAAACCATGAATTAGGATAAGTAGTAGCAGTTAAAAAAGGATAAGCTGCAGTACCTTTGACAAATACATCAATAGCAGGTGCATACCCTAAATCATGAGGGATTGTGTAGGTATAATTTCCACTTCCATCAGTAGTAAAAGTAACAGTTCCCCACTTGTAAACCTTCATCACCGCTTTTGTATTTACATACCTAGCTTCTTTGAGAGTTACAGATTTAACATCTGTACCTGGAGGTGAAACTTTAAATCCATAGCTTTCAGCCATAATTTAAAATCCATTCAAGTGATACCCAATTAATATACGATCATTCACACCATCACTTATAATTATTCGATTGTTTTCGCCGTCAATAAAAACATTACCGCCAACTGTGCCTATATCTGTACGCCCTGCAATCAGTGAACCGGCAGTAATTGTACCTTTAAAAGTAGCATCGCCTGTTACGCCATCAATTGTAAAAGTAATATCACCATCAGAATTTCTAGCTACAATACCATTAGGACTAATTCTAATATCACCAGATACACCCTCTTCATATTCACCCACTTGAATAGCGCCATTTTTAGCAAACTCATAAGCATCAAGAATACGCCTAGACTGAGTATCAAAAGAATCACTAATTACTGTATTAGCAATTGTCTGAGTTGGAAAAGTTCTACCTGGTACTTCAGTAGGAGTAACGCTACTTGATCCAATACCTGCACTACCTATTGCAGTTTCACTAGTTTGCTCAACACCAGGAAAACTTTTAGATTCTATTGTTGTCGGCTGAGATTCTTTTATTTCTGACATAATTTTATTCAAAAAATATTCTTATTTGATAAACTTCAGGACTCACATTAGCACTAGGATTTAAAGTTACTTGGACCTCAAATATCTCACCTAGAGTACCAATTACAAAAGTCGCTTTAACTGCATTGTCTACATCTAGAAGCTCAGTATCGCCATCAAGATAAGCTGTGGTCCAAGAGTCATCTTTATTAGCACGATATTTAAGACCTATCGAAGTATTAGCAGGCAAAGCTTTACAAAGAACCTCAATATGCAGCCAATTAGTAGTCTCTAGATTTTGATTAAGAGGTGCAGATAAATCAATCGATTCATAGACTGCAGTTTGTTTAGCAGCAGTATTAACCTTGTAGATTCTATAGCTGCTGCCAGTTTTATAACTGACATGAAGCAAGCCACCAATAACTTCTAACATTCCAATTTCATCACAAGTAACAGGATATTCAAAGTTCAAAGCAAATTCACCGTTCTTCTTATTTCTACCATAGCTATAAACACCATCTTTAGTAGCATCATCACTTCCATAAACACCAAAATAAATAATACCTTCATCCTCAACAATAGCTTCAGGATTAACTTGACCGCCAGATGGAAAAGAGATAACCGGCAAATAATTAACAAAATCTGAAAAGAAGATTTCACCATCATCATCACCCTGCATTAACATAATCTCGCCATCGATTAGAGCATTAATCTTAGCAGCCGGAATTTTCTTTTTCTTTAAAAAGTTAAGTGATCCAGATTCCCATAAAAATAATGCTGCATTTTTTCTACCTGAGAAAGTTTCGCTAGCAACTACTGCATAGTCATCACGATCAATAATAGCTTTAGCTTTATGATCAGGTAACAATCTAAGCGCCTCATTCGTATAACTTCCATCCCAACCAACCATAGCTAAATAATTGCCATTACAAATCATCAATGCACCATTAGCCATAACCATAGTATGCCAAGTAGCAGCAGTTAAATTAATTTTAGGATAAGTATAAGTAGTAGCGCCTACAACAACATTAGCATTAACATCAACGGTCCAATCAGCATTACCAGGAATTTCTTTACACTTTAGCTTAGTTGAGGTAGCCCAAAACAAATACTTCTTGCCGTTTGAAATCCACCATTCAGCAGCACCGGCAATTTGACCATCAGGATCAGTATAAACAAGACTAAGCACACCGGCTGAAGTATATTTATAGATCTTTGAAGTTCCAAAAAAATAGGTATTGCCATCACTTGCTATTACTCTAAAGCGCACTATCTGGTCAATTACAGGGGTTTCAGTACTGTCTATATTAACTAGAGCTTGATTGCAATATAAACTATCTTTGCGCCTTCTAATGCTCAGAGCCTTACCGTCTTTAAATGCACCACGCACACCCTTATCTTCATAGTCTGAGATTCCACCGTTAAAATATTTTAGTATAAATGCTTGAGGCATATTTTTAATTCCTTAATATTGATCTGTATATTCGTTACCTCTTTCAGTATATTGATAATTTTCATTATAGACTGTATTTCTAGCACTATAAACATCGCTATGGACCGTATCTTTAGCAGGATATTGATCTGTATGACTAGTACCTTTTTCTTGATAGTTATCTGAATGAACAGTTGCTCTTTCAGAATAAGTATAGATATAACCATCTTTAATGATTACATAACCAAGTAATTTAGTAATTGCTGTAGTTGCCTGAAGAATTACATATTTAGATTGTTTTTGAATTAATTGAGAAGTTTTAACAGTATATTTAAGATCTTTATCTAAAGTACCTATAACTTTTAAAATTGCATATTGAAGAGACTTCTCTATATGCATTTCTCTAATCAGGTTTTCTATTAAAATTCGATCACCATTCTCTTGAAGTATAAAATCACCATTCTCTTGAATTAAAAAATCTGCAATCTTGTATCTAAGAGACTTAGTAATAGTTACTACCGGCTTAATTCCATAGATTAAACCTTTAGTAATTGTGGTAGTTGGCTTAACAGAATATTTTAAAGACTTAGTAGTACTATGAGCTATTAAAATTCTATAAGTTAATGCTTTAGTTGAAGTAATACTTTTTATGACTGTGTATTTAAGACTCTTAGTAACTGCAATAGATTTAAGAACTGTATACTTTAAAGATTTAGTAACAGAAATACCCTTAACTATTGAGTATCTTAAAGACTTAGTGATTAAATTACTTGGAAAAAATAATGAATATTTAAGCGATTTAGTAATCGATGTATCTGTTAAAACAGTATATTTATCAGATTTAGTAGCTGAGATGCTTTTAATAACAGAATATTTAAGCGATTTAGTAACACTAATATTAGTTACAATCGTATACTTGAGAGATTTTGTAGCAGCAGTTGGAGTTTTTAAGACAGTGTATTTAACT